GCCAATTTTTGAGTGTTTGTTTAAATCGAAGCCGTTTTTCATGACTTTGGTTGCTGCGTCATTATACCTTTTGCGCAGGTTTCCTTTCTTTTCGGACATAAATTCCCTGAGGGTGCAGGGTCCGTTGAAGTGCGGTTTTAATTTGTCGGATAATTCATCTAGTATCTTTCCAATCAATATTTCATCAGCTGTAAATGAGTTGGTGGTCTGTTTTAAATAACGGTTGGATAGACCAACCACGTCGTTGTGGTGACAATTTCTCATTATATGGGTTTCGATGATATCGGTGGATGGATTTTTGTAAAGGACTTCATATTTATTGGCAACACATAGCTTTGTGGTGTAATCAGCTCCAAGTTTTGCATATTTCCATGCAGCACTTGGTTCGAGTGGTGTGTTGTGTTGACAAATACTTTCGATGAATAGGTCATGGCTACGAACATTGTTGTTTGTTGGACGGGAGGGGTTTATTGAAAATGGTGATGGTTGCCTCTGGCAAATGGTGTGTGCTTTTCTAACCATCTGTTGATGCGAACCAATCTCCTGCGACGATCTATTTCTTGTTCTTCTAAAGCAAGTAAGAATCCGTTTGCTTTTTCATCAGTCGCTTTCTGTACTGTGGCATAGTTGATGTTAACCTGCTCAGCGCTAAGTTTTGAGAATGGGATCTTGCGCACGTCTTGCCAGTACTTGCAAGACAATTTATGCATATGATCTAATGTCATTTGCCTGTTGTCGTACTTTGGGAATTTCTGCATTCGAAGGAATGAATACAGATTTTTGTCGATGTAATTTGGGTCAACTGTTAATTTATCCATATAGGATTGTTGTTTTCTAGCTGTTAGTCGACCAATTTCCAAGTTGGCATGAGACTTCAATTTAAATTTAGAGTTTGATTTGTCAAAGAAGAGTCTGTTGTACCAAGTTGGTTTTCTAATGATTACACCAGAATTCAGATCAGTGGATGCAATACTGTCTGTTGTTGTTGAGTTGGAAGATGTGGAAGGACGTCTTTCGTCCTTTTCGTTAACGATGGAACGGGTTGTTACACCAGTAATGCTTCCTGCATTGATTGGTGTTGAAATGGGTTCACTGCCCATAGGTGCGTCTGAAGTATTAATTGAATTAATGATTTCAGCGCTCTTGACCACTAACGGTACTTTTGCTTTCGGCTTGCTGTCTGAGAATTTTGTTTCGCACGCTTGTTTTTGTTTGTGGATCACTACTTTAAAAGCGCGATCAGGTATTTGTTTAGTAACCAACATCTCTGTTGGTTCTTGGATTGGTTTGCTAGTAGTCACTACTGATAGTGGATTACTTTTGATTTCAGTCGCCTGAAATTTGGGTCTGAAGCTTAAAGGCATGGCTTTGGAGAATTCAAAAGTACGGAACGACTCACATACTTGTTCAGCGTCAGTTGCCAAAAACTTGAAAGGTTCAGGTTTTATGCTAAGCGGGGTTCCTACCTTTTCTAGGACCTCGTTTTTGAACGAAATTGGAGTGCATACTTTTTCTATGCTCTCCATTTTTGGAATCATTATAGGTTTACCTACCAATTCTAGGGTTTCCTTTTTTCTGGGCGTGGATTTTTTGCTACTTCTTGAAGATGAAGTGCTATTTGTTTGCCAAACACAACTGCTTTCATCCGAACTAGTGCTATAGCAAGTAGTCGGGTTAAATTGTTCTATATCGCTATCGTTGTTTTGGATTCTGAGACGAGACAGTGCTTCAAGTTTCTCATTAAAGAGTCTTACGAAGTCATCTTCTGGCAATTCGTGGATCATGTCTAGATAGCTCTCATGGCTTAAGCGACTGATTTCACGTGAAAGGGATAGTAAAGTGGGTTGTTGAACATCTATCGACATTAGAGATGGAATATTTGATCGTCTAACAGGTTTGTTGACGATTTTTATGGGTCGAGTTGTTCTTGCTGAGGGGGGGTATCTGGCTGACACGGGACCTTCCAAACCCGCTGCGGCACCGACACTAGTGCCTTCGTTCTTCGCCTGTTTCAACGTGTTACTTGCAATCGGTAATCCCTTACCAACCACGTTCACCCGCTTACGCAGGACCGGTTTTATCTTTGGAACACGCTTGTCAGACATATTCCTAG